GAGCATCTCTTCAGCTCTCGCACCCTCGCCCAATGGCTCGAGACCTACATGAAGGAGATCAGGGTGAAGGCGTTCGACCATAGCATCAAGCCAAAGAAGGCACTCCCGCAGGAGACATTCGACAGGGAGGAGTTCATCATGAAAGCCTTCGACCGCTTCAATATTGGGGGCGGGCTGTATGGGGCTGAACGCCTGTACCACCACCTCGAGAAGATGGGCAAGATCAACATGACCACCATCGAGAAGTGGCAGGCATTGAAGGACACGATCGACAAGGAGATGGACGACACGGCCAACTGCATCAGCAACCCAGTGCTCCGCAATTCAGCACGCAAGCGGATGGACGAGCTCAAGGCCGCGAAGATCGAGCCGACGAAGGCCGAGGAGTGGATCAGGGTGGCAACTATGCGCCACATCGTGGAGAGCTACTTTCGCAAGTGCTACCTTTCAAAAGTTTCTCCAGTATGATCAACCTCAACCTCGGCGACTGCATGGAAGCTATGTCCAAGATGGAAGATAACGCTTATGACCTTGCTATTGTCGATCCTCCGTATGGAATTGGAGAAGATGGGGGGAGAGCAAGAACAAGAGGCAGTAAAAAAACTAATGGAACAAAAAAAGGGTGGGATAATAATAGACCCGAAAAGCCATATTTTGACGAGCTCAGGCGTGTGTCTAAAGATCAAATAATATGGGGCGGTAATTATTTTGCTGATTTATTACCAGCTTCAAGGTGTTGGCTTTATTGGCAAAAAAATATGGGTGGAGACTTTGCTGATGGCGAACTGGCTTGGACTTCTTTTGATAAAGTATTGAAACAGTACACAAAAAGAAGCGAAACATTTAATAGAATACACCCCACCCAAAAACCCGTGGCCCTCTACAAGTGGCTCTTAAAGAACTACGCAAAGGAGGGAGACAAGATTCTCGACACGCACCTCGGCAGCGGAAGCATCGCCATCGCCTGCCACGACGGAGGCTTCGCCCTCGATGCGTGGGAGATTGATGCTGAATACCACAAGGCAGCGACCGAACGATTCAACACCCACATCAAACAGCTCCGACTCTTATGAAACAAGATGAAAGCCGCCTTCAGATGGCCTGCGTGAAATGGTTTCGGATGCAATACCCGCAGCACCGCAAGCTTCTCTTCTCCGTCCCAAACGGAGGCTTTCGCAACATCGCCACAGCGAAGCGCATGAAGCTCGAGGGCGTGGTGGCAGGAGTATCCGACCTCATCCTCCTGATCCCCTCGCACGACTTCCACGGCCTGTGCATCGAGATGAAGACACCCAAAGGCAGGCAGACCGACCATCAGAAGGCATGGCAGACCCATGTCGAGCAGCATGGCTATATTTACGCCCTCGCCAGATCGGTCGAGGAGTTTCAGAACATTGTCAGCGATTACCTAAACCAACACACGAAAGCATGAACATCAGCGAGAAATTCACAGACAAGCAGCTCTTTCACTTCGCCCTCCGGGTCAAGTGCGAGCAGGATGACATCCCGCCCGAGGAGGTGGTGATGAAGACGCGCAAGAGGCACATCGTCGAGGCGCGGATGATGATCAGCAAGCTCCTCCTGAAGGAAGGGCTCACGCTCTCCGAGATCGCCCGCTTCCTGAACAAAGACCACGCGACCATCATCCACTACCGCAATTTGCACGACGACCTGATGAAGACGGACGCGAAGTACAAGTTCAAGTTCGACAAGCTCGTCAGCGCGTTCAGGTATGAGATGGTCACAGGCGACGCGCAGCAATGGCGCGACTTCGTGGACAAGGCGAACGAGGCATACGACGAGCACGGGTGGGGCGTGGAGATGCTCCAGTTCCTCTACGAGATGAAGAAGGCATAAATGGCAACCTTCGAGAACGAGCGACCCGTCGGCAAGCGTCTGGACTTCTACGCAAGGGAGGAGGCCAACAAGATGCAGGCTTACCTCATCTGCGCGAAGACCGCCCGAAAGTTTTGGAAGATGTTCACACCCGAGGAGTACAAGATCAGGCGCATCGCCAACTCGGGCGCACCTGTCTCGTTTGAGGAGTTTAAGGAGCACGTTCGCTCCCGAATTGATAACTTTGAGCTCTCAAGGGTGCACCACCTCCACGACCTCATCGAAGAGGGCAAGAAGGTCGAAGCCATTGATTACTTTTTCACATCAAGAAAAGCATGGATAACAAATCAGCCGGACTCGGAGATTCGATCGAAAAGTTCACAGAGGCAACGGGGATCAAGCAAGTGATCAAACGCTTCACGAAGGCCACGGGCATCGACTGCGGCTGCGACAAGCGCAAGGAGATTCTGAACGAGCTCTTCCCCTACCAGAAGCCCGCCTGCATGAACAGAGCACAGCACTCCGTCTGGCAGGACTTCAAGGAGAACAGAGGGCACAAGATCACAAGCCCAGAGCAGGAGATGGTGGCGCGGATGCACTCCGACCTCTTCCACCACAAATTCACAAAGCCCTGCACCTGTTCGCCCAAGAAGTGGAACGAGTGGATCAGAGACATCGACCGCATTTTTGACACCTATGGAAAGACCACAACAAAACAGCCCTAAAGAATGGAAAGAATAAAGCTCAACAAAATCAAAGCCAACCCGAACAACCCGCGAATCATTCGGGACGGAAAGTTCAAGAAGCTCGTGAAGTCCATCAAGGAGTTCCCCGAGATGCTCGAGGCTCGCCCGGTCGTAGTCAACCCCGACATGGTGGTCTTGGGTGGCAACATGAGGCTGAAGGCACTCCGCGAGGCAGGGGTGGAAGAAGCTCCCGTCTATATCGCATCATGGGATGAAGTGAAGCAGCGGCAGTTCATCATCAAGGACAACGTCGGCTTCGGGGAATGGGATTGGGATGCCCTCGCCAACGAGTGGGATGAGGAAGAGCTGGGAGACTGGGGTTTGGATGTGTGGCAGCCCAATGAGGATTTAGACTACTCGCTTTTGGATGACGAGGATGAAGTGGACGATCAAATCGAAGATATGGCCCTCGGCGTCAAAAAGGCGATTCAGATTGAATTTGAGCCCGAGCACTATGAAGAAGCCTTTGAGATTGTGAAATTCTGGAGAGAGCAAGACGCCTATGTCGGCAAAATGATTTTGGACTTCTTGAAATCAGAGAAGGGTAAAATATGAAGACAACGGAGCACAACGGCATCAAATTTATTGCGAGGAGAGAGACAAGCGACATGAAGACCTTTGAGGAGGTAGTCGTACGTGATGTGTACCAAAAAAAAGGAAACAAGATAAGGAAAGGTGAGCATTGGATTGATTGCGGTGGCAATGTCGGAGCCTTTGCCCTTCTCGCATGTTCCAAAGGGGCGAGGGTGACTGTCTATGAACCCGACCCTTACAACTGCAAGATGATAGAAAAGAACTTGAAGCTGAACAACTTTGAAGCTGATATTGTCTGCGCGGGATTGGTTCACAATGAAACCAAACGGGCCAAACTTTATGTCGGCAACAATGGTAATGTATGGCGCAACTCCATGTTCAAAAACTGGAACGGCAAAGGACTGAAGGTAGATTGCGTCAATTTTGACGAGGTCGTTCCTGATGGAGCCTGCGTGAAGATGGATATTGAAGGCGCTGAAATGCCGATTTTGGAAAGCACCACGCGCAAATTCAAAAAATTAGTCTTTGAATGGTCTTTTGACATCGACCCTAGTTTGCCGAGGTTTTGGAACGTCATGGACAAACTTTCTGAACAATACAAAATTGCAAGCATCGGGAACACCGCCAGAATAAAGACGAGAGATTATGACACTTGGCAGAAATCTTGGTTTCCGGCATGCACAAATGTTTTCTGTCATGCAAAAGATTGAATTGAAGCACAGGGAGCACTCTACGAAAATAGGAGACAAGGCCCTGCGCATTGAGCCAAACATCACCGAGGATTGTGTTTTTTACGAAGGTGGCGAGGCGATCGGATTCTTTTTGAGGCGCATGCCCGAGAAGGCTGTGAAACTCGCTGAAATAGCAGACAACGAATTTAGAAGCGACAAAGTCCCAAAATCCAGAATGAATCGCGGAACAGAGAAGCAGGCTAAAAGCAGAGGGCAAGAATGGGTCAGTCAGTTTTCGACAATATTGGGAAGCGTAGCGCCGAAGCCACACATGAAGCGGCCATACCCTACAAGAAGCAGCGTCCATCAAGTGAAGTCTGCCCAGACATTCATCAAAGCCATGCTGTTGCTTGCACGCGAGAGCGAGAAACTCATGCAAGAGATACTGCCAGAACAACATCAAAGACAAAAGCAACTCTTTCAAGCCGTGCCGGATCAATGGAAATTTGGCAGCCTGTTCACCTCCTCGATCAGCAACTACAATATCAGCGCACCATATCACCGAGACACAGGCAACATAAAGGGCGCGGTGAACGTCATCATCACCAAAAGAAGAAACAGCAGAGGGGGCAACCTTCATGTACCTGACTATGACGCTACGATTGATCAATGCGACAACTCAATACTCGTCTATCCGGCGTGGAGAAATGTTCATGGGGTCACGCCCATTGAGCCAACTTTTGAGGACGGGTACAGGAACAGCCTGATCTTTTACCCCTTGAAAGCATTTGCCAACAAAACAGAGTAAGAACAGTGGGAAAAGAGAACCTAAAGCCCTTCAAAAAGGGAGAGAGCGGCAACCCCAACGGACGACCGAAGGGCTCACGCAACCGCAGCACCATCGCCCGCGAGTGGCTCGAGGTGAGCCAGTACATCACCAACCCAATCACAGGGGAGAAGGAGAAGCTCGAGCAGCAGGACATCATGACGCTCGCCATCATCAAGAAAGCACGCGACGGAGATGTCGCAGCCTACAAAGCCCTGCTCGATTCAGCCTACGGACAACCATTGCAGCAGATACAGCAGGAGGTGAGTAAAATCGACGAGATCGAAATCGTCATCAGAGAGGCCGATGACTTTTGAAAGCACGCCTTGAGACGTCCGGCCTGTTCAGGAAGAACCTCGAGGCCACCGACAGCATCGTCGTCAATCAGGGCGGCAGCCGATCGGGGAAGACGTACAGCATCTTGCAGGTGCTCATCATCAAAGCCCACCAGACCACAGGCAAGACGTTCACCATCGCAAGGAAGACCCTCAAGAGCTTGCGCTCCACAGCCATGCGCGACTTCTTCGAGATACTGGAGAAGGCGGGAATGTACGACCAAAGCCTCCACAACAAGAGCGACAACATCTACTTCATCAACGGCAACCGCTTCGAATTTATGGGGATGGACGACCCCCAGAAGAAGAGAGGAGCGAAGAGACACATCCTCTTTTGCAACGAGGCGAACGAACTGGCGAAGGAGGACTTCCTTCAGCTCGAGCTCCGAACCACCGAGCAGATATACATCGATTTCAACCCGTCGGACGAATATCACTGGCTTTATGAAGACGTGATCCCTCGGGCGCACTTCATCAAGTCCACATACCGAAACAACCCCTTCCTCGATGCCCTCACCATTCAGCGCATCGAACGGCTCAAGGATACCGACCCCCAAGCGTGGCAAGTGTACGGCCTCGGGGAGAGGGCGATCAGCAGGGACAACGTCTTCACATTCGACGAGCAGCCAATCCCGAAGGAGGCGAAGCTGATGAGCATGGGCATGGACTTCGGCTTCACGAATGACCCGACCGCGTTCGTTGAGGTGTGGGCGCAGGGGGATGACGTTTGGATCAAGGAGCGCATATACCGCACCGACATGACCAACCAAGACATCGGGCGCGAGCTGAAGAACCTCAACATCGACAGGCGCGACATCATCTACTGCGACAGCGCAGAGCCGAAGAGCATCGAGGAGCTGCGACGCATGGGGTGGAACGTGCGCCCCGCAGACAAAGGGAAGGACAGCGTGAACGCGGGCATCCAGTTGATGAAGACCTTCAAGCTGCACGTCGACCCCTCGAGCACCAACCTCATAAAGGAGCTGCGGAACTACAAGTGGACGAAGGACAAGGACGGGCGCAACCTGAACAAGCCCGTCGATGCATTCAACCACGCCATCGACGCGACGAGATACGCGATCTTCTCAAAGGTGGGCAAGCCGAACCACGGCAAATATCATCTGCGGTAAAAAAACTTTGTGATTTATTTGGTGATGTTGATAACGGTTGTATATTAGCACCATCAAACAAGCAGAAAACATGACCAACGAAATCAACTTCATCGACAACGACTACAGCATCGCAGTTTGTGAGCTCATCATGGAAGGCATGAGCGTTGAGGAGGCGAAGGCAAAGGTGCTCATCGAGGCAGAGATTGAATCAAGCAAGAAGCAGGGCGAGCTTTACAAGCAGGGCAACTACGACAAGGCCGAGATGTATGCAGCACGCGAGGAGTGGGCAGAGATTCGTCGCCAGATCGTCGCAGAGTTCCCAAAGGAGCA